GGCAAACCATCTCCATAACTGTTTGTGCTCTCTCTGTCAATCGTGATTGATCCACCGCCACTAACAACCTCATCTGACAGCACACTGCCGTCAGCAATCACATTCAATGTCTTGCCAATGTGAGGCAGGCTAGAGATTGTCTTTGATGATGTTGTTGTTCCGACAAAGCAACAATCAGTGAATGTAGTTGTGTCAAAAATCTCAACGTAGTATTTGTCAACACTGTTGAATGTGCGCTTTACAACGACATAGATGTCTTCAATGTCAACGCCAACATCCTTGAACAAGCCATCAGTTGTTAGCTTACTTGGAGCAACGACATTTTGCTGGCGCAGGATTGAATAGTTGGCAATTGATCCATCGCCATTGAGCATCAGCAAAGCATCAGTCTCTTCTGTGCTGGTTGCCTTACGCAATGCCAACTCCAGAGGATTGTTGATCAGATGACTGGACAGCAAACTGATTGATGTGCTGATATACGACAATGTTGTATCGCTGTACAAGAACTCGTTCAGTGCTTTGCCCTGTCGCTGGACATAGATCGTTCCAGATTGCAATGTCTGCACACGCATTCCCTCACGAGATCCATTACGGCTAACAGTCTTCACAAAGAAGTTGGTAGGCGTGATTGGATCAAGACCAGACTGCGGCACATAGAACTCACCGCCAGTTGTGAACACCTGCAAGTCACGACCAGAAATGATATCGGTAATGATGTTCAGACTGTTGGTGTCCAATGTCGCTTCAACAGCGTCATCGTCATAAGCCTGGTCAGGATTGAAGTCAAAGAATTGACCTACCTTACTTCCCCACAATGTGGATGGACGAGACTTACTGCCACCAAAATACAGGCGACCTTCATGGAAAGTACAAGTACGAGGCCATCCCTTGCTTGAAGACCACACATCTTCATAGCCAGATTCATATTCCCATGAGCCTGAAGCAATGGCAGATGTGCTGAAGAATGGGATCTCAGTCACAGCACTGACAACAGTAGTGCTGGTATACGCCACAATCCTTGCACGACCTTGCGTTGTTCCATTGACATACTGACCAACACTGCCAGATGTAAACACGCCAGCAGATGCTGTCAATGTGATAGCGCCAGATGTAGCACTAGGTGTCAGTGTTGCCGCTGGGTTTGTCAGAGTAACTGTGAATGCGTATTTTGGAATGCCGACAAATGAAATGTTGCTGGCTGTCCAAGTAGAGTCAGATCCACCACGAACAATCTTGATCGGGTTAATGTCTTTGTGCGTGATGATCAATGTGTCAGCAGACTGAGTCCAACACATTGTTGACAGAATAGAGCTGGTGATGCCAGAAATAGCCAAGTATGGATTACCACTGCCATTGATGTTTGTCACCAGTGCTTTGTCTTTGAAGACATACATGCGCTGATTTACAAAGATCAGCATGTAGCTTTCATCAATTGAAAACTCAAAAGCAACAGATCGAGTGCCATTGGCTGGACTGGCTGCGCTTGGAATCTCCATCAGGTACTTCAGACCACCCCTGCGACGAACACCGCCTTGAGGTTGAACAATGACATTGGTCAATGTCTCAGCGCCATTCTTGTATTGGTCAAGGTCAACCCTAGCCCTCAATAGCGGATCAAGCTCACCGCTACTGAAGTTGGTTTGCATTGAAACAATTCTGGTCATCAGTTTCTCACTTCAATCAAGCTGAAGTCTTCAAACGCCTGAGTTGTGTTTCCTTGTCCATCAATGACCATGGCTGTACGGAAATAACCACCACGGTTATTCTCAGCAGGTGAACCAACCGCCACCTGTTGCCAGTATTGAGTCTTTGAGATCTGATCTGTAATCGGGTCAGCCAAGTGCCAAGCCATCATGTACTTGAGCAATTGCACAAAGTAAGACGGCATCTGTGATTCTGTTGGCTCAAACTGATAGTCAATGACGATTTGTTCAGAGTTTGTCAACAGCTTATCCCCTTGAATTACCCAGTCGGTAAAGGTGGATGCGCCAATGGCTGTGCTGTTATATGCTCGTCTAATCGCACCCAGTCGGTCAGACGGCAATTGGTATTCATATTTGTATTGGTTGACAGGTGTGTTGATGGTTCGTGCCAACGTCACCTTCTTGAAACTGAAAGACCATGTGTAGGCTTGCAGTGTGGAATTCTTTACGCCAGGATACAGGCGGTCACAGGTGTTGGAAGCTGTAGTTCCCTCATTGAACGATGAGATCGACTTTGCACCCAGCATCAGCAGGGCATCAGAGCAGATACGAATATCGGTATCACCAGCAGCCATTTGTCACCTCAGATGTGAGAATGGCCTGCCACCAGTTGTCCAGTAGCAGGCCGATCCATTTGATACTGTGATTAATCAGTATCGGTTGCGGTAACGGTCACACCGTCAGTGATGTCAACCACGCCAGAAGCGTTGCTGTTCACATAAGCTGTGGACATTACAGGTGTGCCACCAGTGGCGCTGTAGCAGAAAATGATGTCACCGACTTTCAACAACGATGCAACGCTGTTGAAGTAGCCAGAGACACGAATTACTGATTGAGCGTCAGTGCTGGAGTAAGTCCAAATGGCAGGCGCATTGCCTGATTTAGACTGACCGCCTACGGCATTAAAGCCAGTTGCTGAGAAAGCCATGTTTATGCTCCTTATTCAGTGCAGGTGATTGCAACAATGCCGCCTGCGTCGATAGCAGTAGCGCCAGCACTGAACATCGAAGACACCAACCAAGAGGTTTTCTCGGGGATGTAGTTGATCTCAGAACGAATCGCCATGCTTTCAGCCATGCCGACAGCCATTTTGTGGAATGCGTACACCACACGAGTAGAACCTGAACCACCGCCAGCCAAACCGCCTTCAGAGCGATCACCGATAGTGATGAAGTTGAAACCCATGAAGCTGGTGATATCGCCTTGCACCAAAGCCTTCACGCTGTTGAAGTCGCTGCTGGTAACAGCAGTTTCAGACAACAGGCTAGACAACTGAGATGCGTGGATGACAATGGTGCGGTCTTCTGCGGGGACGTTTGCAGCATTGAGCAAACGAGCAGCGTCACGCAATTTAGCCATGTTCAAGTTTGTACCAGCACCACCAACGCTAGTAGCAACAGTCAGGGAAGTACCTGAGTTTGCCAAAGCATCAATGATCATCTGGTCAGAACGACGACCAATGGCTTTACCAACGACCTGAACCAACTCTTGACGCTCGTCAAAGTTGACTTTGGCTTGGTTGAAGATATCGCTGTATTCAGCAGCAATGTAGTCTGTCAGTGTGACTGTGGCCTGAGAGTAGGACACATTCAAAGGAGTCACATCAGTCTGAGGAACTCGGACTTGTGCAACACCAGCACCAATTTTGGGGAACTTGTGAGTAGACGCAGTAACGCCAGTGCGAAGACGGACAGTGTTACGCAGGACAGCATCAGCTTGATATGCCTGTTTAACTTCCGCATCGAACAAGGTTACAAAAGCGTTAGAAATGCTAACTGCCATTTGTTTCTCCTAGAAACGGTTGATGAAAAAAACTTATCGCCAACGGTTGTCCAGAAGAATTCTGGGCCTAGACTTGTGTGTTACCCCCACACCAGGGAGCAGACTACTGCCGTCATGGGCCTTGCGGTTGTCCATAACTCCGATTATACGCACAGATTCAATTTGTCAAGTACTTTAATTAATATAGTGGTTAACCCTAATATATGCCCTATGGTGAATGTTGGAGCAAAGCACAGCCTTACCGTGATCAAAATCAAAGTTCGCTTATGCTTCAATGAATGCCCTACGGAGCCATGTCATCGCATCGCACTGAACAGACTTACAGCCATTTCTGACCTACCACCTGGCTCTATTCTTAGCCCACCATCCCCGCTTTGGCTTGCTCGTGTAACAGGGTTATTTAAGGTTCTACCACCGACGTGCCGCATAGTTCCCGAGTCGGGAAAGAAAAAACCCTCTGGTTCCAGCTTTCCACATTGCGGCGTGTCCCAAAAGGGATAGAAAGCTAGAGCCAAAGGGTTCTAAGTGTCTTGCCGCAATGCTTGACGGAATTAAGTATAGCCGAAAAAAAGCCCCTGTCAAGCAGGGGCTAAATCACTTTGTTGGAGACGTTAGCAACTGCTTGCCAACCCCTTAGTTATACATCTTCTCAAAGAGTCTTTCAACCTTGGCACGGTAGGCAGGATCTTTCTTGTACTTGGGATCTGCAACCATGGCATCCAGTTCTTCCTTGGACACACTGCCTTCAGTATCTGCCTTCAGGGTTTCCAATGGAACCCTGCCTTCGTAGGTTTCACGCAACTTAGACAGTGCTTTGATACCCTTGGCGGTGTCTCCCCACTTGGTGAACTCCTTGAACTCGTCATCGCTCCAAATGCCCTTGTTGACCATCCCACGACCCCAAGCAGCCATGTTGGAGATGATCGCCTTGGCATTGGGGCCAAGTGCTTCTAATTCCTGCTCCATGGACTGTCTAATCGATTCCTGCTGGTTGGCAGACATGGTTGAGACTTCTTTGGCAAGATCCTCAAAAGCTTGCTGGGAGATACCGTACTTCTGCGCCCATCCTGTGTAGGCTTGGGCAACAGGGTCATCCTCTGACAAACCAGCCGCTTCCAGGTTGTATTTGCCATCTTCTGGTGGTTTGTGTGCGCCTGAACGGAACTTCTTCTCCAGCTCCACATAGGACTTGCTGATACCCTCCAAATCAGGTTCAGCTTTGTCTTTGTTCCAGAACTTCTCAGGCCAGAAGTCTGGACGCTCTAATGGGCCATCATCTTCTTGTTGCCCCTGAACATGGGGAATGCTCTGCTCTTGGCCCTCGGTTGTCTGCTGGGCTGGCGCTTCTTCGGCTGCGGCAGCTTCTAGCAGGCCAGGGTTGTCATTTGCTTCGCTCATTGTTTCTTGCCTTTCTAATGCGATTTTCAATATCACGGATCACGCTGTTTTGCCCCTCTCGGAATAAACCCAACGATTGATCCGCACCAGGTTGCCAGCATGGTTGTTCAAGATAGAAATCCCTTAACCATGCCAACACCATCTTTCCCTCATCAGTGGCAAATGCTCGTGCCATTTGGAGGTTTAAATCAACACCAGCCTGGTCAGGCTCGTAGGCTGGCGCTGTCTCTAAATCTTCCCAACTCATGCTGGCATACCTTCAGGTGCTGGTAAAGCACCCTGTTGCTGGGCTTGTGCTTGTTGAGCTTGCATAGCCACTTGCTGGATCTGTTGCAGTTGAGCCTTACGTTCTTGGTCATTGGATCGGACGCTGGCAGGCACACCCAGCTTGTCGGCAATGTAGTCAATAGCCGCACCTGGCTTGATAGCCAACTGACCTTCAGGGCCAAGTCCTTGGGCAATCTGCATGAACTGAATGATGTTGTTGATCTCATCCATGTTCTGCGCCATAGCCAATGGGCTGACTGGGCTGACCTTGACTTCCAAGCCATTGACACGCAAAGGCAAGTTGATGATGCCATCGTCATCCATGACTTCCAAGATCTTGGTGACCAAAGGAATCATGGTTTCATTGATCAAGCGACCAAAGGCTGAACCCAAGTTCTGAGCCAGTTCCTTCATGCGCTCGACAACCTCAGTGGCAGATCTGGCGCTCATGTTGTCTGGAGGCAATGACTCATCCAGCAATGTGCGCTTGATAGACTGCACCAAATCATTGATCACAATTTGGCTGACGTTGAAATCACCAGCACGAGGCAAAGGCTTGAGCGCCTCACCCTGTGGGCCACCATTGCGAGCAACAGGGATGATTGCACCAGGCGTGATCTTGATGGTTGCTGGATTCAATACGCCATCATCTGCCGCAGTGTAGACACCAGTGATCGCCAATGAAGCATTCTTGAGCAACAGCTCTTTGGTCTTGTTCAGCGTCTTGATGTCGGGCAATGCCGTCAATACTGGGCCACGACCATAGATCTCACCAGCCACCTTCATGTAGCGGCTGACAACCCATGGGCTGGACTTCATCTTGCGGTAAACAATCTCGCTTTTGCTTTTCTCATCAATGACGTAGTAGCCAAAGTCACCACGATCAATGTTGTAGATGGTGGCTTCAATCAGGTCAACATCTTCTGTTGGCTTGTCAGCAATGCGCTTTTGCAAGTCTTCTGGAAGCTTGGCATCTTTCCATTGCATCTGGATAGACTCGCCCTTGATCCGCATGGTGCGATAGACATTGTCAACCTGACCATTTGCGCCCTCTTCAAAGCTGACCAAGTACTGTGGCACAGGGATGAAGTTGATTGGAGAAACAGCGTCACCTTTTTGAACCAGCATGACAGCAGTGCCAACAGATAAGTCCAGCAAGAACTCACCCATGGCAATGTCAAAGTTGGACTGCTTCAGGACAGCAAATAGTTTGTCGTTGTACAGATCCAAGGCACGTTGAGCTTCACCTCTGCGCTCCATTGGAATGTCAGTACCAGGCTCCAATCGACACCACTTGCGCTGGGGTGGGAAGATGCCAGACTGAAGACGATTGGCAAACCGCTGGGTAGAGTTGATGGCAGTAGAGTCAAACACTCGTGACATCTTCTTCTTTCCGCCTACTCGACCTTCGTATTCACCGCCATACAGATTGCGCTGTGGTAAGGCAAATTCCATCGCATCTTCGTACAAGCTGCGGAAGTCTTCTTTCTTGTTCTTGGCGATCTTGTGTCTTTGTAAGATCTGCTCAACACTCATTTTTGCCATATCAATCCTCGCTATCTTCAAATGGATTCTTGCCTTTTGCGTCAGTGATAGGGCCGCCTGGCTCCCATGTGTCGCAAGTGCGTGAGCTTGTGCATGGGATATCCCACTCATCACAATATCCACCAGACTCATTGGTGTCTACCCATGATGGGTCTACTTCTGGTGGCGTGACCTGTTCGTACTTCTTCATGCAGTCATCAATGAACTTTGTTTTCCAATAATGACCGCAATTGCCACAGACCATTTCTCTGGCTGCGTTCTCACTGACATTCCACTTTGCAGATTTCATTAACCAGAACATGACTTCTGGCATCTTTGGATTGGGTGGGCCAAGATCAGCTTGCACAATGCAAATATGATGATTCTTGATGCTCAAGTTTTTGTTCTTGAGGACTTCTGGGCATTCGCCTTTGGTAAAGTCTTCCATTATTCGTACCACTCTAGTTGCAATGATGCTGCATGACTTGTTAAATTTACATTTGTTAAACGAAACAAGTAGTTAGTCAGCGGTTTTAAAACGTACTCAAGTGATCCAGCAGAACCACCACCAGATTTTTTACCAGCACCGCCAGGAATTAACTGAGCATCAATTTCAACACCAACAGATGTGACTGTTGGATTGATGACCATTGCGATCTGACTTGGATTGCTGGTAGCTAATTGCGGTTTCTGTTGATAGGTGTGAATGAAGTGCCACCACTTGTTGATGCGCCCTCATAAACGTACAACTCTGCATCACCAAGACACATGGCATCAACAGTCATGTGTGGAAATACACCAGATGGTGAAGCCAACACAATGTCTATGCTGGCATTAGCAGCCAATGGCGCTGAGTCTGGCGCAAGTTTGTACGCAAAGAAAGCTCTGCCATCGTGATTACGCTGATGATTTACATCAACCACGATCACTGGTGCATCAGCGCCAGCAATCACTTGATCGCCAGCGTTATTTTTATGAGTCAGAGTTACCAGCCTAGACTTGGTATTCTCTGACTCTCGCTGAACGATGATTGCCATTTACTTCTTCTTCTTCAATGCCTCAGCTTCGCTCATGCCAATGGCAATGGCTTGCTTGCGGCTGGTGACTTTTTGACCACTGGAAGATTTGAGCTTGCCAGTAGCGTATTCCTTCATCACTTTATGCACTTTGGATTGCATCTTGGATTTCATATCGGTAGCCATTAAGCACCTCCACCCAATTTAGATTCAGATCCAACGCCAGACAAACCAGTTTCTTCGCCAGACAGCAACATACGCAATCCACCGCTGCGCTTGGCTCTGACTCGCATCTGAGCTTGTTGTGCAAGATCACTTTGTTGCTGGGCTTGGACGGCTTCTTGCCTGGTCAAAGTTGCTTTTTGTTGTGCAATGTTTGCAGTTTGAGCTTCTTCGGCACGTTTTTGGGATTTCCTGGTATCAATAGCAGCCTTTGCGCCTGCCACTGTTGCTGCCGCCATGATGTATGGAATTGCTACCGCCATTTGATTCTCCTTACGTTTTTGACATCAAGTAAAAGTCTGATTGATCGGGGCCATACCGTTTCATCATGCCTTCTATCTCAAAGCCAAGCACCATTGCCCAACGGACAGCCCTCAAGTCAGCGCATCTTACTGTTATCTGAAGCCGATGCAAGTTTCCTGCTATCACTGTGCAATCAGTGTATGCAAGAGCCGCACGAGTCATGGATTTCCCATATTTTCTAAAGCGTTCCTCGCATAGCATCCACAAGATCGGAAGAGCACACGTCCGAACTCCAGGCACTTAGGCATCACGCTTGCCGTCTTCTGCT